CAATCACTATTAAAGTAAAGGATAACTACTATACGTTTGGTTGTGGTGACTACACTCCAACTACAGACAACATTCATTACGCTAAGTGCAAGAACGAAAAAGAACTTCTTATTAAGTTCCTGACACTTTGGGATTCGCCACTAGTTGATCCAGATATCATAACTGGGTGGAATGTGGAAGCGTTTGATATTCCATACCTCGTCAATAGAATCAATAGAGTATTTGATGACGAAGGTAAGATGTCAAGAAAGCTTTCACCATGGAAGTTTGTTGACGCCAGGGTGTTTGAATTGTCTGGTGGTTTAAAGCAGCATGTCTATGAACTGAAGGGTTCAACCATCCTTGACTATCTTCAACTTTATAGAAAGTTTACATACTCTGATACTGAAAGCTATTCCCTCAACCACATTGCTCACATCGAGCTTGGTGAGAAGAAAATTGACTATTCAGAATTTGAAAGTTTGTTTGATCTTTATAAGCACGACTTTCAAAAGTTTGTAGAGTATAATATCCACGACGTTACTCTTGTATCGAAGATTGATGATAAGATGAAACTTATCGATCAAGTTCTTGCTATTGCGTACGATGCTAAAGTGGATTATGTTGATACACTAAGAACTGTCCGTATGTGGGACATGATTATCCACAACTATCTTCTAGATAGAGGCATTGTCGTTCCTCTTTCGAAGACCGATATCCAAGAGAAGGACGAACCAATCCAAGGTGCGTTTGTTAAGTCGCCTAAACCTGGAATGTATAATTATGTTGTGTCGTTTGACCTAACATCTCTATACCCCTCTCTCATCATGCAGTATAATATCTCACCCGACACCAAGGTGAATAAGGTTAACCTTGCACCCGAGGATTGTCTTGACAATACTGGTACATTCCAGATGGCAAGAGATGATGCTAAGTTTGGAGAGTATACACTTTGTGCTAATGGTACAATGTATAGAAAGGACAAGGTTGGCTTCCTACCAGCACTAATGGAAAAGGTATTTGCCGATAGAAAGAAGTATAAGAAGCTAATGCTTGAAGCAAAACAAAAGTATGAGCTATCGAAAGATCCAGAAGATGAGAAGAAGTACGTTCAGTATAATAACATGCAGCTAGCAAAAAAGATTCAGCTGAATAGCTGTTATGGTGCTCTCTCTAACGTATACTTTAGATTTTTTGATACTGATCTAGCAGAAGCAATCACTCTCTCTGGCCAAGTATCGATTCGATGGATGCATAATAAGATGAATGAGTTCTTGAATAAGATGCTCAAGACAAATAATGTTGATTATGTGATCGCTGTTGATACTGACTCACTCTATATCACTCTTGATAAATTTGTTGAGAGAGTGTATGGAGATAAGTTGCCTGAGAAAGATAAAGTTATTCGTATGGTTGATAAGGCTTGTGAAGAAGTCTTTCAGCCATTCATTGAAAAGAGTTATGATCAGCTAGGTGAACATATGTTGATCCATAGTCAGCGTATGCAAATGAAAAGAGAATCGATTGCCGATAAGGGTATCTGGGTTGCCAAGAAAAGATACATCCTCAATGTTTATAATGAGGAAGGCGTTCAGTATGAAAAGCCTAAGCTCAAGATGAAAGGCATTGAAGCTGTTAAATCTTCTACCCCAGCTGTTGTAAAGGAAGGGATTAAAAAGGCTTTGTATATCATTATGAATGGTACGAAGCAAGAATTTGAAAATTATGTAGAATGTTTTAGAGCTGACTTTGAAGCAATGCCATTTGATAATGTTGCATTTCCTAGAAGCTGTGCAATGCCTATTGTTAAAGAATATGACAGCGACCCCGGTAAGCCAAAGTGGGAATTGCATACAAAGGGTGTCCCCATCCACGTAAGAGGCGCTCTTGTCTACAACTCTATGATAAATAAACATGGTCTTGAAAAGAAATACAATCTCGTTAAGAATGGTGACAAGATCAAGTTCTCATACTTGAAGATGCCTAATCCAATTGGTAGTAATGTGATATCATCACCTGGTGGTCTACCAAAACAATTCAACATTGATGTCTATGTTGATCACGAAAAACAATTTGAAAAGACATTCATTGAACCAATGAAATCTATTACTGATAATATTGGTTGGCACGTTGGTAAGAAACAATTAACTCTAGAAGACATGTTTGGGTAACTATATGGAAAAAGGTTATAACTTCGATTTTGGTTTTAGTGCAGTCGATGAAGATGAGCTAAAGAGACTAACTGGAGCGGATCAAGAAACTGAAGAACTATCTAAGTTGCTTGATGAGCAAGCCTCTAATGCCGAACTTTATAAGGATACAGTTGTCCAGATTCAAGCAATGATTACACCACTAATTAATAACTTAATGTTGAACGCAAGCAAGAATTATATCTACTGGCCTAATAGAGTAGAGAAGATGAAGGCGTTTAAGTCTGAATTGGATAAGTTGTTCACAATAGCTAAAGATGCTTCTTGATTATCTAGTCCTAGCAGTTGCACTAATTCTTTCTGGTGTTGCAGCTTACTATTCAATAGTAGGCTTAGCAGCTATCTTTAGTGGTGCCTTCCTTTCTGTAGTACTAATGGGTTCTGCTCTTGAGCTTGGTAAACTTGTAGCAGCTAGTTGGTTGTATAGAAACTGGCAAGAAGCACCTAAGATAATTAAATACTATTTGTCGGTTGCAGTAATTGTACTAATGTTTATTACTTCGATGGGTATCTTTGGATACCTATCAAAAGCTCACTTGGAAACTCAAGCACTAATGACATCTGATGTTAGTGCTGAATTACAAACGCTAAACGACACAATTGAATCTAAAACAAACACAAAAGTTCTTGTTGAAAAACAAATAGAAAACATTGATAATACTTTAGTTAAGTATATTGAACTTGGTTCTGTAACAAAGGGTCTACAAGAGAAAAGAAAATTAGATGGTGAACGTAAAGAACTCGAACAAGAACGAAAGACTGTTGAGCAAGAACTTGTAGAGTTAAAATCAAAGAAGAACAAGTTACAATCAGAAGTCAATAAGATTGAAGTTGAAGTTGGACCGTTAAAATATATTGCGGAGTTAGTTTATGGATCTGATGCCGAAAGCCATTTTGATAACGCTGTGCGCATGGTTATTATACTTCTTATACTGGTCTTTGACCCATTTGCTGTCATTCTTCTAATAGCAGCTAATTTTAACTTTGTTAACAGAGACAAAAAAGTTCAGCAAGAAAAACGTATTCAAGAGTTGAGAAAACTTGGGAAACGTGGTATAGTAGTCAATAAGAAAGAGATACTAAAGTTATAATATTTTTATATATGGAGTTATACTATGTCTGATCTTACACAAGTTGATGTTCTTGCTAATTTGGTTGTCAATAAAGGTATCATATCATATGATGATGTAATGGCTGCCTTTAGGAAAAATGACCCAAGTTGTGTTGTAGACGAGAGTCTTGTTCATGCTAGAGTGGTTGCTGCAAATGAAAAAATGAGAAAGCTCAACCAGGTTGGTTCTCCATTAGGTTCATTTGAGTATAGAACTGAATTTGGTATCAAGCGATTTGTGTCAACTGTTGACGTCTGCAAGTCCTTTAGAGTTCTTCCTGTTACAAGAACACGAAGAACAAAAGGTCGTAAAATTCGAAAGAAGGTAAGGGGATAATATGTCAAAGTTTCTTCGTAATCTAGTTGAGGAATTTAAGGATGAAGATACATCAATCGCTGAGGACGGTGCTGGTAGTGCTGAGTTCACAGGGAGCATTGATAGTGGTTCTTACTCTCTCAATGCTGCTCTTAGTGGGTCAATTTTTGGCGGCGTTCCTAATAACAAGATAACTGCTTTTGCTGGTGAGAGTGCTACTGGTAAGACATTCTTTGTTCTTGGTATTGTAAAGAGCTTTCTGGATAGTAATCCTGATGCTGGTGTCATCTATTATGACACTGAGGCTGCTGTTACTCGTGATATGATGAAGTCTCGTGGTATTGATACAAAGCGAGTAATCATAGCCGAGCCTGATACTATTCAGAAGTTTAGAGAGCATGGTCTAAAGTTCTTGGAAGCATATGGTAAGACAGATGAAGCTGACCGTCCTCCAATGATGATGGTTCTAGATTCTTTGGGTATGCTATCTACTTCTAAGGAAATGGCTGATTCACTTGAAGGTAAGGACACTAGAGACATGACTAAGAGTCAGGTCATCAAGGCTGCATTCAGAGTCTTGACATTGAAGTGTGCAAAGTATAAGGTACCAATGTTAAAAACTAACCATGTCTATGCTATGGTTGGATCTTATGTTCCAATGAACGAGATCTCTGGTGGTACTGGTTTGAAGTATGCTGCTTCTACTATTGCTATGCTGTCAAAAAGAAAGGAAAAGGTTGACAACGAAGTAATTGGTAATATCATTAAGGTCAAGATGTATAAGTCTAGACTCTCTAAAGAGAATGCCCAGGTCGAATGCCTACTGACCTATGATAAGGGCCTCGATCGTTATTATGGTTTGCTAGACCTGGCTGAGAAATATGGTATCTTCAAGAAAGTATCTACTCGCTACGAGATGCCAGATGGGTCAAAGGTCTTTGGTAAGAACATTCTTGAAGACCCTGAAAAGTACTATACAGAAGAAGTACTAAAGGCTATTGATGAGGCTGCAAAGAAGGAGTTTAGTTATGGAGCATCCGGACCCGAAGAGTCACTTGAAGTGGAGTCTACTGAAGAGTAGTCTTCGTATCCTAGCTGGTGCTGTTCTTATTGGGCAGTATGTTATTGTAGCTGGGGTCTTGTTGATTGTTGCTGAAATTTTAGGTATTGTAGAAGAAGTCGTATGATAGAAAATTATATTATCTCTACATTGGTTCAGGAAAGTGAGTTTGCAAGAAAGACTCTACCATTCCTAAAAAAGGATTACTTCTCTGATGATGGTCAGAAAGTTATCTTTGAACTTATAAAACAGTTTGTAGAGAAATATAATAAGGTTCCTAATAAGGCCGTCCTTAGTGTCGATCTTGATGAGTTGAAGGGCTTGAACCAGACCACCTATGATCAAGCTAAAGAGTGTATCAAACAAATAGGAACGAATCCAGTAGTCGATGAACAATGGCTACTAGACAACACGGAAAGGTTTTGTCAAGATAAGGCAATCTATAATGCCATCATGGATTCGATTAAGATCATGGATAACCAAAAGGAGCAGCAAAGTAGAGGTGCAATACCAAAACTACTTTCGGATGCTCTAGCTGTCTCGTTTGACCAACATATTGGCCATGACTTCCTAGAGGACTCTGCAACTCGTTTTGAGAACTACCATAAGAAGGAGAAAAGGATTCCCTTCGATTTGGAGTATCTTAACAAGATTACTAAGGGCGGCCTTCCTCGTAAGACTCTAAACATTATCCTAGCTGGTACTGGTGTTGGTAAGTCATTAGCAATGTGCCATATGGCTGCACACAACTTATCGTCTGGCCAGAATGTTCTATACATTACAATGGAAATGGCTGAAGAGAAGATTGCTGAAAGAATTGATGCCAACCTTCTAGATGTTACATTAGATGAGCTTGCTGTCCTCACTAAAGATGCCTATAATAAAAAGATTGAAAGGTTTAAGAATAAGACAACTGGTAAGCTAATCATTAAAGAGTATCCTACTGCATCTGCTGGTAGTGCTAATTTTAGACATTTGATTAATGAACTAAGGTTGAAGAGAAACTTCAAGCCTGATATCATCTATATCGACTATTTGAATATTTGTAGTTCTTCTAGATTGAAGGCTAGTGCCAACGTTAACTCTTATACCTATGTTAAGGCTATTGCTGAAGAGTTAAGAGGCCTTGGAGTGGAGTTTGATGTTCCTATTGTCTCTGCTACTCAGACAAATAGAACTGGCTTCACTAATACTGATGTTGGACTAGAAGATACTTCTGAATCCTTTGGCCTTCCTGCTACAGCTGATATTATGATTGCTCTCATTACAACTGAGGAGTTGGATAAGCTCAATCAGATTATGATTAAGCAGTTGAAGAATCGTTATAGTGATCCAACTAAGTTTAAGAGATTTGTTGTTGGAGTTGATAAGGGTAAGATGAAACTTTATGATGTTGAAATGGGTGCTCAGAGCAACATCATGGATGCTCCTGGTTCTAGTTATAGTACGGAATTCGAGCCATCTGCTTCCGCAAAGTTTGGTAAGTTCGACTTTAGCCACTAAAATCAACAAGTTAGATGTCCTTATAAATCAAGGGGTTATAACTCATTGATTCTATGTGTTGTCTTTCCTACGGATTCATGTATAGTGGACGTATATGTTGAACACTAAGCTTAACGAGAAGTCTGCCCTTGCAAGGCTTCTAGCAACCGAGAATCTTTCGGTCCAGTACTCAACAAAGTACCCTACGGCATCCTTCGATCTGAAGAGCCGAACGATTCATATTCCGTTGATTGCTAATCTTGACGAAGACCTTCTTGACCTCTTCGAAGGCCATGAGGTTGGTCATGCTCGTGGGG